AATGAAATTTAGAAAAACACATTATGATGAAAAAATGCTTGAAAAAGAAAAGTATGATAATTTAATGGCTATTGATGGTGTAGTAAAATTGTTCTTTGTAAATGACCCTAAAGGTAATTTTATGTATTACTTAAACACTTTAGAGATGCCAAAGCCAGTTAAAAAGTACTGCCCAGATACAACAGTATACACAAAGAAAAGACTTTTAAAAGATGTGTACTTGCTTAAAGAAAATCAAGCGGTAAGAATAAATATAAATATAGACCCAAATTAGTTGTTAAATATTTTGTTTATAATATAGATTAATGTATATTGCACTATAATAATAAAACAAAACATTATGTCACAATTTGAACAACTAGGTTATTTTTTAGAATATATGATTGATGATAAATACATTGGCTCAATTATTATAAATAAACCAGATAGAAAAGAAATAGGTTATTACGGTAGAATTGATGATGTTGCTATAGAAGATATTGTATTCAGTAACAAAAAAAGAATAAAAAAAGGGCAATCATTTTATACTAGAATGTATCCTTTATGCGGGAATAAAATTTAAAAACAAAACAGATGAAATACATAGAAAGGAAAAATAAGATTATTAATGATAGATATACTGAATATGTATATGAAGCATTTGATATTCAAAATAAAGAAGAAACAACAGTTAAAATACCGATTAACTTTGCAGAATGTAAAACTTTTGATTGGAGTATAGGAGTGATATACGGTGGTTCGGGTACTGGTAAAACTACTTTACTTAAAGAGTTTGGTGATTTAACACTTGATAATTTTGATGATAAAAAACCTTTAATAAGCAATTTTGATTGGTTAGAACCAAAAGAAGCTACTTTTTTACTTTCTGCTATGGGTTTAGCATCTGTACCTACTTGGTTGAGACCATTTAGCTTATTGAGTAATGGAGAGCAATATAGAGCATCACTAGCTTATAAGGTTGGTAAAGCAAGTGAAAATGATGTTATATTAATAGACGAGTTTACATCTGTTGTAGATAGAGATGTTGCGAAAGCAATGAGTAATGCATTGCAGAAGTACATAAGAAGAACAAACAAAAAAATAATACTCGCATCTTGTCATTTTGATATTATGGAATGGTTATTACCAGATTGGACTTATTCACCACTAAAAGGGCGTCTTGAGAGAGCGTCAAGTCGAAGGCAAAGACCAAGAATTGAATTACAGATATTTCGATGTAGATATGAAACTTGGAATTTATTCAAACAACATCACTATATAAGTGAAGATTTAAACAAAGCTGCAAAATGTTTTTGTGTTACTTGGAATGATAAACCTGTTGCTTTTTATGCTTTTTTACCAATGCCATCAGGAACTGTTCAAAACGCTTTTAGAGGTAGTAGAAGTGTAGTTTTACCAGATTTTCAAGGGTTAGGAATAGGATTTAGTGTTTCAAAGTATTTGCATAAATTATACACGAAAGATAATAAGAATTTATATGTAAAAAGTGTTAGTCCAGCACTAGTAAAAAAAAGAATGAGAGATGGAGATTATAAGTTTAATGGTAAAACTAAATCATCTGATGAAGGAGGTAAGTTAAAAGGAAGAAAATTAAGAGATACAGCAGCTTATTCATTTCTATATGTTGGCGATGTTGAAGATATTAAAGATGAAGAATTAAATATTTTAAAGTTTAATGCTGATGCTTATAAAGAAGTTGCACAAAATCAAATAAGTATTTTTGACATTGAAGGAGTATGATACATTATTTAGACATACAAGATAAATATTTTATAGACATTGAAAAAGGAGTTAAAACTTTTGAAATAAGAAGAAAAAACAAAGATTACAAAGTTGGTGATTTGCTTGTTTTAAAAAATGAAGAAAATAACAATATAATAAAAAAAACAATTTGTTACATAAGCAATATTGAAATATACAATATAAAAGATATATTGATACTAGGAATAAAATAAAAACAAAATGGAAAAAACAGAATACAAAAAAGATTATTACAACAATGAATTTAATTATTTAATAAGCAAGGTTTGTGATAAAAAAAGAAGCATTATGGACATTGATTGCTTTATATCAAAAATAGGTTATAAAAAATCATTTATTGTTGACCATAAGAAAAAATCAGATAATGTTAGTATAAATACATTAAGACAATTATCAAAGTTTGTAGATGTAAAATTGCAAGATAATAGTATTATGAAATGCTTTATATTAAGAAGTGATATTGATACTGATAATGTTAAAACTAATTCTTATTCTGTAGTGTATGAATTAAATGATTGGAATAGTGTAAAAGACAAAAAACAAAAAAAAGATTACATAAAGAATTACTACACTATAATTGATGATAATAACTTAAAAGATTTTTTTCAACCTGAAACACACGAAAAAACAAAGTTAAAATTACAAGAACAATTATGATAGTAAATGAAGCAGCTTGGGAAAAGTTAAAAAAGCAAATAGAATATTATACTGAACAAGATAGTGAGATAACTGATGTACATATTAACTACCAAGTAAAAGAAACAAATAATAAAAATTATTTAAAACTAAACATAACAATAGACAAATGGGACAAGATAACAGAATAGAAAAATTAGAAGCACAAGTTGAAATATTAAAAGCACAATTACAAGATGCACAATTACATACTTATGTAGGTGAAACAGATACATTGCATTGTTTAGATGGGGAGTTGTATATTGGTTACGATGATAACAAAACACTTGTAATGGAAGTAGACCAGCTTTTTAGAGACTTACCAAGCATTATTAATATGGTAACTAAAGAGCAAAAGAAGATGCAGCAAATGCACCTTGAAATGATTAAAGAAGCAACAACAGAATTATAATGAAACCCTTTCACTATATAGATAAAAACGAAGAAGAACAATTAGATTTAATTGCACTATTTGAACACGCATTAGATTACAAAGTTGATTATGATAATATTGTAATTGCTTTGAGTATTTTAACAAAACACATAAAAATAGAAAAAAATGAAAACTGTAAATAGTTTAAGTGGTGGTAAAACATCAAGCTACATCGCTGCAAATTACCCAGCTGATTATAATCTATTTTGTTTAGTAACAACAAAAGATAAAAATTGTTTATTCCCAGATAAAAAATTAAGGCAAGTTGTTTCAGATAAAATTGGTAGAGAATTTATTGGAACTTTAGAAGAAGATGCAATAATTCACACAATGCTTGATTTAGAGCAAATGATTGGAAATAAAATTAATTGGATAAATGAATTTGATTTTGATGATTTAACAATAAGACATAAAAAAAACGGAGAAACAAAACATTATGTTCCAAATGTAATGAGAAGAATTTGTACAGTTGAAATGAAAATTATTCCAATGGCAAAATTTATTGTAAAAAATATTGGTGAAGTTGTAGAAACAAGAATAGGTTTTAGAGCAAATGAAACAAGACGTGCAAACAATATGATTGCAAGATTAAATTCAGATGGAATAATGGAACAAAAAATTGTTGTAGGGAAACATAAAAACGGAAATAATAAATGGCAAAACACACCTTACCAAATACCAAGATTTCCATTAATAGAAGATAATATTTATAAAGACAAAGTTGAAAAATACTGGGAAGATAAAAATGTTAGGTTTGCTTATATGAATAATTGTGTTGGGTGTTTTCATAGAAATGAAGTATTGCTTAAGCATATGTCGGTTAGAAACCCAAATAAATTTGATTGGTTTGTTGAGCAAGAAAAAAAAGCAATACAAAGTTTTAATAAATCTGCTGGTTGGAAAGCTGGTATGGGTCCGACATATGAAGAAATTAAAAAATCGTTAAAACAATTAGATTTGTTTGATGAAGATTTTAATGATTGTGATAGTGGTTATTGTGGAATTTAAAAAACAGAATTATGATTTTATTGATAGATGCAGATAGTTTAATATTTGCAAGTTGTTACAGAAAAAGAGAAACACCAGATGATGAAAAGTACTACACAGATATAGCTGATGCAAGAAATAAGTTTGACCAGCAGTATATGAAAATTGTAAATGACTTGGAAGATAAATACACCATAGATAAAGTATTATGCTTTAGTGGTTCAAAGGGTAATTTTAGAAAGCTAATCACAAAGAAGTACAAAGCCAACAGAAAGAAACAAGAACTACCACCACTATTAGATGAGATGCACCAATTTGTTAAAGACCACTACGATAGTATTTGGGGTTACGGTATAGAAACAGATGATATGGTTGCAAGGTACTGGAAGCAAATTAGTGATGATATTGGTAGAGATGAGGTAATGATAGTCAGCATAGATAAAGACTATAAACAGTTTCCTTGCTTAATGTACAACTATCACTATAAGCATAAAGAGATATTAGACATAACAGAAGAAGAAGCTATGTACAATTTCTATGAGCAATGCATCGTTGGCGACACAGCAGACAATGTAAACTACTTTAAAGGTAAGGGTAAAAAGTATGCAGAAAAACATTTTAAAGACTGCACAACAAAATACCAATACACAAGAAAGCTATACGAATTATTTAAACAAGAATACAAAGGTAAAGCAAGACAAAAATACACAGAGTGCTATCACCTTTTAAAATTAAGAACACAATGAAAGATAAAATAGTAGAAGATTTAAAAAGAGAATTTGATATAAGAAGTTGTGTAGGAATAGACAAATACAAAACAACACTACAAGATAATAACAAAGATGATTTTTTGCAGCACCTAAAAGAAGAACTAATGGATGCAGCTTTATACATACAAAAACTACAAAGCAAATGAATTACAACACAATACCAACAATATTAGAAACACCAGAACAAGTAAGTGATTTACTTATTACTTTAACTGGCATAGATATATACAAACAAACAAGACAAACCGAATACGTTGAGCATCGTGCATTGCTTTGTCATATATTAAGAAACAAACTTGATATGAGGTGGGTAAGTATATCTGACTTTATAAAATCAAAAGGTAAATCATTTGACCACGCAACGGCAATACACGCAAACAAAATGTATCCATTGTACAAAAAAGATAGATTTGATTATTACGATAAATTAGAAAGCAACTTTATAGTTA